ACACCTCAGGGTCTCGTTGTTTTGCTACCGCAATGACGTTCTGCATGGTTTTACTGAGAAATCCGTTCTCGTCGTAATTAATTTTCCTGACGATGGTGTCAGCCGGAGGATCAACGACGAAATTTCGCCAGACGAAATCTGTGACCAGTGTTGGGTTAAAGATGAACCAGCATTCAGACCCTTCTTTACGGATTGTTGGCTCCAGAATCTCCCACTGAGCCTCGGTAATGCCGTGGGCCTCTTCGTTCCAGAGCACATCGATGCTCTCCAGAGATTTAATCTCACTGACGTGGCGCCAGAGCCCGTAAAACATAAATTCACTACCGGTAAAACGGTTGATGATTTTATTGTCAAGGATACGGAAGCGGTGCCTGAGTCCGAAGCGCTCAATCTGAATTTTCAGCAGAGCATAAACAGACTCATCGATTTTATTCTGGATCTGGCGTGTGCAGAGAAAACGCAGTTTGTACTTATCCGCGAGAAAAATTGCCATTCCGGCAGCATCCCACGACTTACTCGAAGCGCGGCCACCGTAAAGCACCTTATTCCTCGCCTTGGTTGTCCAGAACGGCCTGAGCGCCGGATTTAGGGACGGGCGTTGGGTTGTCAGCATAGAAATCATCCAGACCGCCAGAGGCGTCATTATTCGGATCACCGAGTTCAAGTTTAAGACGATCGACTTCGAGCCCCACTTTCTCCGCCGCTATCACACGATAATTTGTGTCGGCGAATACCTTGCGGATTGTTGCGGTGGTGCCCTCTATCGACTCAATTCGAACGGTATTGCGCATCATGGCTTTGTCAGCAGAACTGATTTTCTCCAGCAGCCCTTTTATCTCGTCGGGATTGGCGTCTTCCAGCTGAGTTTTCCAACGTCCGATATTTTCCGAGGCGACCAGGTTGCTGGCGCGCAGGCGAAAAAGTTCATCATCAAGCGTCAGCGCCTTGGCGTCCTCAATCACGTCATCAGTCAGCAACAGGCGGCGCGCATAGCCGCCGTGCTTAAGGGAGAGCTGATTATTGGGTTTGAAGGCGTTTACTGGCGGGTCGGTACGCGAGCCCCGTATCGGTTTCGTATTTTCAGGAGCTCGACTTTCCCCCGCTGCGTTCTTTTCCGAATCGTCAGAAGTGGCGCGCTTTTCCGTGGTACGCACACTTTTTTTTTGCGTACCGCTTTTGCGTACCTGCGTACCTTTTTGCGTACCTTTCTTTTCAGTGCGTACCCATCCGTGTTTTTTGGCGCGCTTTCTTATCGCCCCTTCACTGATGCCGTAAATATCAGCCAAATCACGAAGAGAAAGTTGTCCGGCGCAGTAATCACGTTCAAGGCCGCTTTCCTCGGGATTTGTCATACCCCCTCCGGAGTTTATTTAACGAACGTCACTTTCGTGGTGATCAGTCGGCGAATGAGTCGCGCAGCTTCACGCTCCATATCAGCGACCGTTTCCGGTGTTGCCGCTTTCCATCGATATTTACGTTCAATCTCAGAAAAAACAGAGTTCACATCAGCAGTAGATGGGGGGAAAATTTCAAGGTTGAGCTTTGACATGGTTCCTCTTTGGCTTTGATACACACAGGACTGAGTGCATATCGCACTCAATACGATGGGCATAAAAAAACCGCCCGTAGGCGGTATTGATTAAATCAAACTGATGCCCCCTCATCTTGCTCTTTTTGTTTCCGCTTCTCATAGTTTGAGGATGGGAAAGTAATGAATCTATATGCTTCCAATGTGTCATCTGGGCCTAAAATATACTTACGCGTTGCATTCATAAATTCATGGTATTTTAAAGCGTCAGGATTCCCTGATAGTCTTTTCGACAACTCGGTTGCCAACTCTGTGGGAAGCCAAAGGAAAGCTTCATTTGTTAGTTTACGCAGATTTTTCTGGTCGCCAGGCTTAGAAACCCATTCCGCCATTAACTCTGCAATCAGGGCAGACTTCATCCGAATTTCGTATTGACGCTTTTCAGCCTCAACGAGTTTATCGTTCGCAGATTTGATCTCTTCTAATAGAACATCATATTCATGCTTTACTGAATATTGAATAGTGCTTTTTATCCAAAATCTAAAGATTACTGCACCCAGACCAAATACTACGGCCCATGTCAAATTTGTCCAAATCAAAATGCTGTCCATTGAAACCTCCTTTGTTTTCTGTAAAGGAAGATATCGGTGAATAAAGTAGATTCTTTAATTTTTATCAGATTTGAGCGTGCCTCTTACTGGGATGACTTATACCAAGCCTGCCATCGGTAAGTGTTGAGTCGCAGCGTTCTTACACAATCAGCGTTTTCAACATCCGTTTGCAAGTCTGCATCACTGTCCTTTCCCGCTGGGCTTAACTTGCACGGCGGGCTCATCAAATCCTGCGATATTGTTGGCAGCGTCGATTGACTGCTGACGCAACCTGATAGCAGTAGCATCAAAATCACACTTGGTATGATTCGGGGCTTGGACATATTTCACCACATCGCGGGTAATTGTTTTGTAGATGACCTTTCCGTCGTCTTTGGCGGTGGCGGCTTTCTTCTCTATTGGTTCAATCTTCGCCTCTGCTTTCTTCTGCTTCTTGGCCGCCGCTGCGTTCATTTGGTCAGAGTGGGCATACCAGCCATTCCGGTAACGGATTTCTCCGAAACCGATTGCCAGTAAGACGAGAATGAGGAAGGCGATTATTTGGGAGCGGAGAGACATAGTGCTTTCTCCTTCTCACGCCTGATGACTAAGCCGGGTAATTGCTTGCCGCCGCCGTATACCCAACGCGGGAACTGATTGCACGCTTCGGTGAATTTGCCATCACGGAACATGCGGAACATCGTGGATTTCTGCATCTGGCTACAACCGGCGTTGAAGGTGATCGAGGTGACAGCATCGAACTGCCCCTGATTCAGTTTCTTACCGTTTGCGTATTTGTTAACGCAGGATTCAGCCTGGAGGATGTTCTTCTCCCAGTCCGCAGCAATCTGAGCATCAGACTTCCTTACGCCTGCTTTAACGCCGTGAGTGTTTCCAATGCCATCAGTCAGTACACCTGCTGGGCAAACGTATGGGTCACGCTGACAACTCTCTGCGTCACCGATAAGCTTGAGGCCTGCTTCGCTTGTTCTTACCGTTCCGCTTGATACCACTATGCCGATGATCGTAATCACTGCACAGGTGCCACCTATAACTCCCTTGCGAGATACTGAAGCCATAATCAGTCCTCGCTCTTTTTAAATAGGCTGCGCTTTTCAGGCGGTTGATTAATAATTCCGGCATCAACTCCACGTTCATAAGCCCGTGTACGACGCCAGTCAAAATAAGCGCCAGTGATGTAGGTGGCAATACCGATAATGAAACCGCCGACAATGGCGATCTGGTTCCAGTCTAAATGCTGCAACCAGTCACTAAAGCTGCCAGCGCATATGAGTCCCGCTGACGTGCAGTAGGACAGACCGGAAGCGACTTTTTCTGGGATCATTTTCATTTATCCCACCTCCCATTATTTGAATGGGCTGTGTTTCTATAGTCATAAAAAAGGCCACGCATATGCGCAGCCTCAAAGAGTTGCCAGAGTTAGCGTCTGGCGCTTTTTACCGTATCTGATATCGTTAAATCGTCAAAAGTAACCACATTAGATAGAAGGAATTATTTATGAGTAAGGTCAGCTTTAAATGCCCTGGCTGCGGTCATGATTTGGTCGTAAGCAGCGGCGTCGAAATCAAGGATACAGACGACATCGAGGGGACCACCTGCACGAACTGCAACAGAACCATTCACAAAGACGACATTGTTAAGCAAGCCAGAGACCATGCTGAGAAGCTCGTCAGAGAAATGATTGGAAAGCATTTCAAGTAACCGATTCAATTTCTCTTTAAGCAAGCTGGTATCCGCTGAAATGGATGCCAGCATTTTATCGATAGTCATTGAACCTCCAGAAACGCAAAAACCCGCGCATGGCGGGCTCATTTGATGCAGAGAAATAATGAATTGTTAAAATTAGTTTGTCGCTTATTTAACGTTAATGTCTTCAATAACAGACACCCTACCGTCGACGATAGTGATTAATTTACCAGGGCATGGAATTGGGG